ATGAACCGTTTAGCAAACTCCATGCTAATACCAACGTCCGCAACCAGAGACTTGCTTCGGTTGATAGAAACACCTAGTGCTTCGACCATAATTCGGTAGTATTCCTCAGCAACATTTTTATCCCCGATGACGATATCGTCACCAAGTACTGCATATGCCGGGAACCAATCTACAATTTTCCTTACCCTGTAAGCTGCTAGCTGCACCACAAAGTGGTGCGTTAACGCTAGCATCGCCCAGGATGATCTTGCCCCCATGGGCTGCCCAACTGCGTATCGGTAGTTCCGTGCTTCCCCTTTCACGCCGGCGTTAACCAGCGCTGCAGGTGAAAGTCGGTAGCCCCGATCCGTCAGAAGGAGAACCCATGCCTTTGCCAATCTTGGACCGAGGACATATTCAAGAAGTACCTGCTGCAGCACGACCGGTAACCGGTCGGTCGCAGCGGATAAGTCATAAGAATATAAACCCGAAAGTCTATATTCTCGAGCATATGCCATCAATCTTTTAATCGGCGCTAGTTGGTCGAATGTTCCATCCTGAGGGATACCGCGCAACACATCAAAAATTGCGTCATGTAGCGGAGCTAATAACCAGTGAGTTCAGCAATCTACCATTGCAAAGACTCGAACCTTTCCAGCGGGCTCCACTTTAAGTCCTAATCGAGATACGTCACCTGGCGTATGATCGAAAGGGCAATGGGTCCCTAAATATTCCAGAATCCGGAGGAGATGAATGTTCCCAGTCTCGGCTGTCCATTCTTTAAAGGCTTTATAAAGGCCCTTATCGTGTAGGATAGCTTTGGCTTGGAGAGACATCGCCCCTGTTGATACAACCCCAGCATGACACTGTGGGCCGGATTTCGCAATAGGAAAAGGTTGAGCCTCAAACGCCGGTAGGACCGCGTCGAGATCACCAGATTTCACTCGTTTACCTTCGGCAATAAAATCTCTCACAGCGTCCCCAGCTTCAGTACCTTGTTCAAGCATAAGGAAGAACAGAGGGATGAAAGGTCTTAGCCCTAACGTCTCGATGAAGTCCCAATCCCCGTGAAAGGGATCGGTAATCGTCGAGATGTTGAGCTTACCGGTATATTCCAAGACTCGATAAATCGAGAAAAGGGATAACCAGAACCTAACAACCTCCGTCCGTCCGGACCGCATAAGAACTCGATGCTGAACGGGAATCCACCGTGGGAAACCTTTGAGGTTTCTGCTAACTGCCGCTCCTAGAGATCGCGTAGAATGTACTTTATGCCCCGAGGCAGACTGCATAGTAAGGATATATGAGGCCTTCAAGTACTTAACGGTACCTGGTAGCCCCTGTTTCCGAACCATGCGGTATACCTTGTTTGCAAATACCACAGAAATAGTCACGTAAGATTTGTTAATCCGGCCGAC